GCCGCACCCAGTAAGTCAGGGCCTGCGGTAGTCGCTTGATTTGCGCTATTAACGAATGTTGGGTTTTGAACCTGTGCTCCAGTACGCAATGAACTTAAAGTGTTCAATGGCATATTGTAGTTAGTCATGGCTTGGTTATATTGCTGTTGTTGGGCAGTATTTCCAAGATTAGCATTAGCCATTTGATTGCCAAATTGTTGCTGTGCAATAGTATTGTTAGCTTGTTGCTGTTGTTGCGAATTTGCATAACCTTGTTGTGAAGCAGAATTATTAGCTTGTTGAGCCGCCAATGTATTTGCATAACCTTGTTGAGATTGTTGATTATTAAAACCAAGTCCAGCTAATTGATTTGTATAGTTTTGTTGAGCAGCTGAATTATTTAAACTTGTATTAGCTAATTGGTTTTGATTTTGTTGTGTTATAGCAGAATTAGTAAATTGACCACCAGTAATACCTTGGTTAAACAATGAATTACCGATTTGCTGACCAGCTAATTGAGAATTAGTAAGCAAGTCATTTTGACCTTGATTAAAGGTGCGCATAGCATTGTCATATGCTTTTGTGCCTTGCACAATACCTTGATTGGCTAAAGCCGCATTTTGTGATTCTAGGTCTTGTTGCATTTGTGGCTGTAAACGAGCTTGCAAAATCTGATTGGCTTGATCCCAGCCTTGCATACCACTTGCATAATTAGGATTGGTTTGCAAATTTTGTGCTTGTCCAATTCCTTGAGCTTGTTGTGCTTGTCCTGCTTGTGAAAACTGTGGGCCTTGTCCTACTTGGCTTAAATTTGCATTACCATATAATTGATTTAAATTAGCTTGACCAGCATTAGTAGTAATAGGGCCTGTTTGCGGATTAAATGGTTGACCCATCGTATTCTGCACATTACCCAATTGGGAATTAATTGCAGAACCTAATCCAAGACTTGTAGAATTTTGGTTATTTAATAACTGTTGACCGACATCAGATAAGGAAGTAGTAGCTGTCCAAGTAGGATTGCCTTGTGCATCAGTACCATTTTGGCTGTAGTTTAAGTTACCGTAAGGGGTTACTTGGTTTACACGGTTTGCCGCCGCCGCCGCTTGTGCGGCCGCTAAGTTACCTGCGGCTGTAGCATTTGCCGCTCCAGTATAGTCAGGTGCGGCTGGCGCACTTGGCGCAGGCCCTAATCCTAAAAATCCACCACCACCCATGTCATTCCCCTTTTAATTTCCTCAAAGGACATTGGATGTCTAACCACCGACAATCCTCTTTCCTCATAGCCATAATTACCAAATCGCCTTCCATGTGGGCATCAGGTATTTCAGCTACAACTTTAAAGCCTAAGTGTCGGTTTAACCTTAGTGCATCCGTGTTATCAGCACAGATTTGCCCTAGTATAACGCTAACTCTTAGTTTATTAAAGGGGTAATCGAAAGCCGCCCACAATAAATCTCGACTCATCCAATTTACTTCGTCTACTGCCGCAATGTGCATTTGGCACGAATTTGGCATAAAACCACAAAATCCCACGACTGCCGCCAAAACTCCATCTATTTCTTGCCCGATACATACTGTTTCTAGGGGTAGTGGATAGTTCATTAACCGAACCAGCCAATCACCCATGTACTTCTGATTTTCAGTAGTAACTTGCCTCAAAGAACTCCGCCTCGTTCCATTACATAGTCGGTACTAGCCCAATGGAGTTCTATATTTCTAGCCGCCACATTAAGGTTAATTGATCCGCTATAACCTATTCCTGTGACACCTTGCCATTCTTTAGTAGTAATCAATCCACCAGCCCAGATATTGCCATCCCAAGTTGATGTATCCCAAATACCTTCAGATTGTGTAGCAGGGTTAAACGAAACTGCGCCTAACTGTGATTGAGTGTCAAAATCTACGCTTAAACCGCATAAAACGGCTGGTACGCCACCTGTAGATTGAAGGATAGGTCTTACCATAGTAAAGCGTTTAAGTTGCCCTACGCTGTCAAAATACGAATAAGCCTGTTGTGCAGTTGCAGAAATATTTGCGCCATTATCTGATAAAGAAGAGTACAAAGTGCCTACAACTCCATCACTACCAAAGTGCATATCGGCATCGCCTGATACTTCCCAGCAATAACCTTGAATACCTGTAAATCTTGCCCATGCTTTAGTAATGGTGTGCATTACATACTGTTCCATACCTATATCGGTAGGAATAGACAAAATCAGCATATTTTCACTAGCAAAGTAATTAATTTGCCAACCGAAATTAGCATAGTAATTGGTAGCGGCAAGGCTGATAGGATAGAAAATCTTGTCGGTAAGGTTAATTCTAGGATCTAATCGGCTAGATTGTAGGGCAGAAGCAAGTGGTACTAAACCATCTTGTGTAAATAAAAGAAGGTCGCCAGCCCATTTAAAAAAGCATCGTCTTGCAAAAGTTTGCCCTAATTGCCATACACCTTTTAATGCCCATGTGTCAGCAGTATTAGGGTCTGTGCCGTTATATACAATAACTTCACCCATACTGGTTACAAAGACTGCGTAGTCATCAGCACCTTGTCCAGCATCCAATGTCCAAGTACCCATAGCTTGCAAATAACCACCATTACGAGCTATTCCACCAAAATACAAGGGTAATGCCGCACCTGCGATAGAATTTACATCTAAATACCAACAAGTTAAGGTATCTCTTTCTGTGAAAAAGAGCCTATTTTTAAATAAGTTGACATTAATAAATCTATTTGAATTTACGCCTGTGATACCTAAAACTGTATAAATACCTACCACCGTAGCATTAGCGGCAGGAGTTGTTGCCATCGTGTAGGTAAAGGTAGTTGTTCCTGTTACGGTAATAACATAAGTACCGTTGTAATCGCTGGCTGTAGCCCCTGAAATGGTTACTCTGTTTCCTGTTACTAAACCATGTGTAGATGATGTAGTCAATGTAGCAACAGCACCCACATGAGTAATTGTGCTGATAGTCTGTGCCGTACTTGTAGTGGCTAAAAAGAACCAAGAAGTACCGTCATACACCATTGTTGGGTCTACGCCATTACAGGCTATTAAAAAATGCCCAGCAGAATTGGTAAGGTTAACAGCTTGAAACTTGTCGTTAGTAATACCATCAAAGACAACAACAGCAGGGTTAGGCTTTGCATCATAAATCTTAGTTCCTGCGGCCGCAAATAGGTTATATCCGCTAGTCTTGCTGTAATTCATTAGGGTGTTAATTGGTGTAGTAAGACCAATTGCGTAGACACCAACTATCGTTGCATTATTGGCAGGAACACTAGCTAATACATAAGTAAAGGTTGTAGCACCCGTTACCGTTATGACATAAATCCCGTTATAAGCTGATGGGGTAGCACCAGTAATAGAAACTTGCTGACCAGTTGTTAGACCATGCGCTGTAGCAGTCGTTAGGGTTGCTTTTGTCAGTACAAAGGTAATACTACTGATTGTTTTAACGCCAGTTGTAGTAGTCAGGATGCTAACCTGTGTCCATCCCTTACGCATTGTTACATCTGATGGGGTTGGATACCAGTTTATAAGCTGAACAGCATCAGTAGGGTTCATGTTAGCAAGAGAATCCCTGCCGTTCCACCCGCCTATTGGTGCTGGTACAGAAGTTGTACTTGCTGTAAACCCTTTAGCCGCCATGATTAAGAACCATAACCAGTATCAGGAATATTAGCCCAGCCAATAAGCACAGCACTTGGTTGTGGGGCAAAAGATAGGGTAGCAGAACCCTTATCATTAGCTTTAGCCACGTTTAAATAACGCTGATAATCTTGCGCCAAAGAAGTTGTATCAAAAGATTTGATTTGGAAATATTTAAGTTTAGTCGCTAAAGCTATGATGGTATCGTCTAATACGGTCACATCAGAGTCAGCAGTAAAACTATTTTGTACATTCCCAGCAACATCTTTTACAAAACCCCTAGAACGGTACTCAAAACCTAGATATTCTTGAGTATTGTAGGGTGGCCAAATTTGAAACTCATTGCCAAGAATACGCCAGCGAACTCTAGGGCCTGTTGAGATATAACCCGACTTTAGCCATTGCCATTGTTGAGCATCTACTGGGCCAAGCATCTGCCAATGTTTTGTCTTATCCCAATGTGTGTTATCTGTAATGGTTTCATAGTCAGGTGGCAAGTTATAAATAGTCTTGCTAAATGTGACCGATCCACCTACTGAAGTAGCAGAAGATAACTGGGTTGTAGTGATGGTATGAGCATCTACAACGGTATCTACATAGGTATCTTGGGGTACATTAGTCCCCACAATTGAATAGGTACTGTCCAAACCTGCGGTACTAGGAATATTACTTAATGTATAAGTGCCATTCACAGTATCGCAAGTTGTGGTTACAGCGGTTGTATAGAAACGGTATTCGACCTCTAATGCTTGCCAATCGTACTCCTTAACCAAATCATACCCTGCACGATTCATCAGAGCCAAGATTTGTTGCACATCCTGACTAGGATTCCCTATTACATAAGTAGGAACGGCTAAGTTTAGTTCGGCAGTTACCTGTTGAACTAATTGGAGCAGATTGTATGACATATTAGGCTTCCTCTGTGGCTACCGTTTTAGATTTACGGGGTTTCTTTTCACCAACAGCGGCAAGTATAGTGGCCATTTGATCTTGCATTTGGGCCAGCTTCGCATCTGTTTCAGCCTTTATTTTAGCAGTTTCTTCGTCTTTTTTGGCAAGTTCTTGTTTTAAAGCGTTAATTTCGCTCTCACGCTTGTCAGTTTCAGCCGCAGTTGTCGCTAAATTTAAAAATGCCTTCGCTTTATCACGAAACGCATAGGGTGACATTCCTGCCGCCATGCCCATACGCTGTAATTGCTGATCTGATGCACCTGCAATAGATTCTACGGTATGAAACTTCATTGCCCGCAGTTCTTCAGCCTGTGATTTTGACACTAAAGGCCATTCTGATACAGGAGTACCGATAACTTGGTCATCGTTTGCACCTACACGGTTCTGATAGTTAGCCCATTGTTGTGGAAAACGCTGTTTATGGCTATTTAGGACATAAGTATCGATTTCGGTTAGCGTATCACCAGCTACACAAATATGGACAAAGTCAAATTCTTTAAAAATTGGTCTGCCAGCTTCTTGTGTTTCGTGATCTTGCTGTACTGGGCGTTTATAGAAACGAACCTGTAAACGGTTGTCTGCATTTTGCTCATCTGACGGAAGTGCCATTTTTAAATCTCCTTCAAGGTATTAAAGGTCAAACGGTTAAAGAAAAAAGGAGTTAGCCTTTTGAGCTAACCCCTCGTTTTTACTACAAAAACTGATTAAACGCTAGTAGCGGCAAACCAGCCATAATCACCTGAAGCCATAGCTGTCGTTGGGGACAAATATGTACCCGCCGCACCAGTTGCTACAAATGTTGATGCGTTAATTGCACAAGTAGCTGTAGAAGCTGTAATAGCCGCACCTGCTACTGCAAAAACATAACGCTTGCCGTCAGAACCAAACACTTCAGCACCAATAGGGCCTTCGGTTGGAACTGCTACGCCAGCAGAGTTCAGATTAACTTGAGCCAAGTTAACCAAATCAATACCAGCTAGTGGGGTAATAGTAAATGCCATGATAAATTTCCTTTTCTATTCTAGTTAAGTTGAATTAATAAGTAGATTAACTACCTGTTAATACACCTTGCAAGAAGCTGTTAGAGCAGGTTAAGTTACCAGCCCAACCGTATAACTTCACGATTGCATCTTGATTAATTGACTGACGCTCGCCACCGATAGGAACGAAATTACGCTCTTTATGTGGGCGCAAGAAGATGTAGTTTGTATTCAACAAATACATAGTTGTTGCAGATTCTTGTGCGCCATAACCGCCACCCAAGACCACATCAGCAGACATACCACCACCGTAGAACTTCAATGATGCGAAACCAGCCGCACCTTCTTCAGTTCCAGCAATACGCTGAATAGCTTGTAATGAGCCAACATAGTATTGATACAGAGTGTTACCAGCAACAATTAAGTCTACTTTGTCTGTGCCACGAACAGATTTGATTGCGGCAGTAGTCATTGCGGCTTGAATAGTAGTGGAAGAAGTAGCACCAGTAGTTGCTTGATTCTGCCAAAATGTCCAGTTAGCACGGTTAATACCACCGTATGTACCTGAAGTTGGTGATGTAGAAACAGCGGCCGCTAGACCAGTAATGTTCTTACCACCGTTACCTGTACCGTCACCATAAATGTCAGTAGAAATACGGTTAAGCAGACGAGCTTCAGAAACTTGCATACGACCGTCTAACAGGTCAATGATTTGTTCCTTAGAACTATTTTGCAACATTTCTAAACCACTCATTGTTACGCTATCAGCGTACTGAGTAATAGAGAACTGAGCCGCAGAAATAGGGCTATCAGGAGTGATGTTCAACACTTCGTAACCGCTATATGAATTAGCGTTATTAGTTGTTGGGTCGTTGTACATGATTTCTTCCAAGATAACATTACCGCCTGAAAACGGGCGTACATTACCTTTGGAGTTCAATCTTTGTAGGATTGCGTTGTTTTGTGTTAAGTTATCTGCCAATACTCCGCTACGACTTTGAATGGTGGTAGCGATAATATCGGTGATTGCTGAGTTAGCAAATGCCATGATATTTCCTTTATTAAATTAAGTTAAACCCGACCACCCTCTGCATCTGCCAATGATGACATTAACAAAGAGCGTCTATCCTTTGCATCTACCTTAGACACCTGACCGCTAGGAGTAGCTGATCGTGGACTAACCGCAGTCGCTTTAGCTTTAGCTACTTGTTGTGCCTTAGATGCTTGACTACCAACCGATTTCAGGAGTTTGTCCTGTTCTAGCTTATAGGCTTCATCGTTCATACGCACAGCTTTTGCATAAGCCGTTTCTAGGTCTTGGGCTAAACCTCGCTCAAGTAATTGAGCCATATCTTCCCGAACCATCTCAAAGTGCGGAAACCGCTCTTTGTTGCTACTTACCCGACTGATTTCTGATGTCAATCGAGCATTTTCTTCTTGATCCCGTATCGCTGACAGTTGCTGAACCTGTTGCTGGGTAGCTTGAAGTTGTTGCATTAACTGTTGTTGATAAGGGTCTACATACGCCTGTTCAGGCATTTGTAAGCTATCTTGATTTAATTGTATTCCATAATCCTGTGCAAGTCTATGAAACATCTGCACTTTTTCCTGATATGGGGCTTTAGACAAAACCATATGCGCCCTGCCAAGATTATTAATCCAAGCTACTGGATGGATATTCTGAGCCTGAAGTTCAGGAATAAACGGGCCAATGGCTTGGGTTAATTGTCTTGCATTGTCGGCCTCAGCTTTATAAGCACTAACGCCACGCTTGTATTCGGCTTCTCGTTGGTTGGCATATTCGGCAAACTTAGCAAATTCTTCTTTTTCAAGAGGTTTGCCTTCCTGCATCTTATCCCAAACATCTCTGTATTCTTTTTTCCAAGTTGTTGGGCGTTTTACTTCTTCGTCAGGAACATCACTAGCTTCTGCCACCAGTTCAGTTTCTTCAACGGGATCGTCTTGGCTACTGATTTCTTCGGTTTTAGGCTTGAAACGACCTTTTTCGTCACGGTCGTTGCTCTCGGTACTGTCGGTTTCTTTTTCGGCTTTGATTGGATCGTCATTTACTTCTATCTCCTTTTCAATGGGTGCTTCAAGTGTGCCTTCTTCGGCTTGATCAAGTGCGGCTTCAATCATCTCTCTACGGTCTAATTCTTCACTCATTTAATGCTCCTTATCGTAATTTGGCGTGGGTTACTTCGGCAATAGTGCGTTTAAGATGCTCTCGCTCTTTAGTGCTTAATTCATGCTTTTTTTGTTGCATTGGCACATCATTACCAATTTCGATGCAGTTATTACGCTTTAGATTCTCACGGTGTTTAGAACGGCTTGTAATGTATGTACCATCAGCCATGCTTATGTGGCCATCAATGTCAGACATCACCATAGGAGCTTGCCTAGTTTTCATAGCGACTTTGTCTAACCATGAAGCCTTTGCCGCTTCTAGTCCGATGGTAGGAGTCCACCACTCAATAAAGAAATCTTCATCACTTTGTACGGCTTTTACATGGTTACCAGCTATCCAGCCACAATTAGGGCATTTCATTACATTCTCCTTATCAGTTCGGGGATTTTGTGCATCTCATCTTCTTCTACAGTAACAATGGAGTCATACCAAGTACCGTGCTTCCAACGCCAGCACTTAAATTCTTTTCTAGGCATGATTACAACGGTCTTAACGCCCAAAGCACCTGCTAAGTGGGCTATGCCAGTATCTACAGTTACAAGACCTTTAAGAGCCTTTAAATGGCTTGCAGTCTTAGTCCAATCCTGTTTCCAGCCATCATTGGGTAGTGGTGTCCAAAACTTATCTTCTTCGACATTAAATGAGTAGGCATCGTCACCTATGATCTCCAAGACACGATCAGGGTGCAGAGTCCTAACGTAATGCAAAATGCCCTTAGATGTAGACCAATTAATGCCGATCTTCTTGGGAATATTGCTAGGAATAGCGTCTAGATAACCTTCAGAACCTACTATTTTCTTGGTTGATAGTGGAAATAGGGCTTTAGCGTAGGATGGCGCAAGACTAATGTAGTAAGGAAGTGAAATCATCCCTAGCCAGTAGTCAGATTCGGTAGCAACGCCTTCTTCGGGCATATTTGTAAAAGTATCAATGCAATCTAACTGACCAAATAAGTGATGTAGCGATCCGTGCTGAAGCATAACGACTTTCTTAGCACCCATTACCTTTAAAAATGGTAAGAATCGTGCATACTGGATAATATCGCCAAAACCTTGTTCTGCAACAATGGTAATAGTCTTACCTAATAGGCTTTCACCACGCCAAACAGGAATTTTTAGGGGTTTAGCATAGCCTTCGAGTTGATTAGCCATGACTTCAGGATGCCAACGATACTCAAATAACCTAAATCCAGCTTCTAATCTGCCAGCGTGTAGGTGTTCGTAAGCCTTTTTATATTCCGTGTGCGGATTTAATGTAGAAGTAGTAATACTGATTCCTCATCGTCTAGTTCCTCTAGGCGTTTGGCTTCCAGTATCCGTAAATTTGTCTGTAATCTAGCAAATTCCTGTCTGTAAGCTACTGCCTCAAGGATATTTTCCCGTTGTGCTTCAAGGTAGCTTATAGACCGTTGTAAATCTTCTGTTTCAGCTAACGGTATATCAGCTTTAACCTCTTGTTTTGATTGTACTTTAGTTTGCTTAACTTTAGCAACAGGTGATACTAGGTCACGAATTGCTTGCTTACGACTTGCGTTAGCATCCTTTGTGGCTTTCTCTAGTAATCGTTGTCTTGCCTCAATCTTTTGTTGTATCTTTTGTATTCTGCGTAATTCTTCGGCTGTATACCAAGCGTCATCACCACCTACATGACTTGTAGATGGCGCAACATATACCTGAAAAGCATCGTTCTGAAACGCATTAGCTTGAAAAGCCGTTGAAAACATTAGAATGTGCCGCCTGATACCCCTACAAATTTA